AAGCGAGTTCGCCAACCGCAACTGCGGATGGTCCGTATTCAACACGAATTGGCATTTGTTAGTTTCCGTACAGTTGTGGAAGGGAAGTGCGTGGTTTCGCTCGCTTAGCGGTGCTTTGCAAACCAGCTCGTTTGTAGCGTGACGCAGCGTTTTGCATCGCATTAGCTTTCGGTGCAGAGGCTTGATGCTGACTCCGCAATTGGCCGAGCCTTTGGTTGCCGACAGCACCATGTTTGTCCCGAATGAATTTGTTTTGTTGAGCTGTCGTTGGCGTGTCGTCCTGTCCTTGATACTGACGCTGGATCTGCGAGGTCTGCGGTTGTGTCTCCCGATTACTCTGGCCTATCCTAAATCGCGCTTCAGCGTTAGCTTTTTCGTAGCCTTCCTTCCGTGCCCTAAAGCGATCCAACGTTTCTCGCAGTTCGGGTGGATGTTGTGCGTAAGCGTCGGTCTGAGGCTCATTCCTATTTGGCTGACCCTGAGCTTGGGCACGCAAGCCCTGCAATGAATTCGGACGGGCCTGCGACATACTAGCTTGCGGCATTGCAGACTGGTTTTTAAACGGGTCGTAATTTATGCCTGGCTGTTTAGGTGGAGCGTACTGACCTCCTGGCAGTGTTGGGTACGGATCGTCTAGCGGATTTCCGAAAGGATCTGTTGGGGGTCGGGGAGCACCCTCTGTCTCTCCTCCAGTTTCCCAGTCTTCCGGTCGAACATCCTGTGGCGGAGTAGGCATTGTAGTAGGCGGCGTGTTCGGATCGTTAGGATCATAGCCTGTAAACGGACCACCGCCCATCGGACCCATCGGTGGTTTAGGTATGTTCATCGGCCCTCCTGTCTCCATCGGATTAGGGCGATCAGGAGCCTGATAAGGCCCCATATCCGGCATGTCTGCACCAAGGTCAATTCCAGGCGGAGTGAGTGGCGGTGGTTGCGGTGCGTTTTCGCCTACATTTGGATCGTACGGAACCGTGTTTGGATTGTTTGGGTTTGGTCTACCGAACGGGTCTCTAGGTGGAGCAGGGAACGGTTGAGGCCGTATTGCATTCATTCCTTGCGGTTGGTTCCGATCTTGTGGTGGTGGTAACACGCCCATTGGTTGTGGCTGACCTTGAGCTTGTGCGGCTAAGCCCTGAAGACCGCCACCCATGCCATCACCCATATCAGCAGCGAGAGCCGCTTGTTCACCGCCTGGATCGTTCTGTGCCATCATGAACTGCGAGTATTCGCCAAAGTTGTTCCACGGCATTTTCTGCTGGTTTTCCCAAGGCATGGTAGACACATTAGGTGTAGACAATGGACCACCACCTCCACCGCTTGGGTCACCTCCTCCACCGCCAGGAATTGCCCACGGAGGAAGGCCGGTTGGGTTACCACCTTGGTTACCGCCACCACTCGTAGGCGGTAACATCCACGGAGGAAGGCCAGTTGGTTGTCCACCGCCGGATGGTGGGTCTTTACGTGGTGGGCCTGGTTCGACGTTTGGATTACCACCTTCCATGCCACCACCGCCGCCAGAGGTGTTGCCACCGCCTTCAGTGCCAGCTCCACCACCTTCTGTGCCAGTGTTGCCGCCAGTGTTACCACCGCCTGGTGGTCCTTGAGTGCTTGTACCACCTGTCGGATTGTTGGGGTCGATAGGCTGAGTTCCTGTTTGAGAATCGACGAGCTCACCGTTAACAGAGATGCTTATATCGCCGACCGCTTGACCAGGCGGTGTGTTGCTTTGGACATCAACCAGCTTGTCCATTGCATTCGCAAATTTGTCCGTGACACCGCTCCACGTTTCTTCTTGCTGGGCCAACTGATCCCTAAACTGATCGGCCTGTTCTTCTTTACCAGTAGCAACCGCATGGTCCAGCTTAGATTGCAGGTCATCCTGCCGAGCTTGATGTTCTTTACGCAGCTTTTCACGTTGTTTATTACCTTTATCCCAAGCCGCTTCCAGCACCTTGCGGTTTGCTTCAGCTATCTCACGATCTCTCTTTTGGACAGCTAATTGTTGTTTGCGTATTTCTTGTTCCCGAGCTTGGTTCCCAACACGTTCTTTACGATTGGCAATATCCACCTGCTTCTGCCGCTCAGCAGCTGCTTCTCTTTGAGCAACTAATTGCTCCTGCATCCATTGCTGTTGGCCACCTATTTGCTCTTGTGCCCAATCTGGCAGACCTCCGCCTCCGCCACCGCCGACAACACCCATGCCACCAGCTCCCATTCCGCTCTGTCCAGCTGCAAGGGCGAGACCAGCGTACTGATCCAGTGATGGCACGTCTTCCGTCTTGCGTTCCATGAAGTCCAAGGTATTCTGCTTGGTCATGTCACCACGCTGCTGACCACGTTCAAGAGCGGCCACACCACCTTGTCCGAGCTGTGCTTGCGTACCAAAGCCTTGTGCTTGCTGACCAAACTGAGCAGCCATGCCTTGTCCAGAAAGTTGACCCTGTAGACCTGTGAGTTGTGATTGACCCTGCTGGAATGCACCAGCACCCTGACCAATCATGCCAGCCTGCTGACCAAAGCCTTGACCAACTAAACCAGCTCTAGCACCAAGTGCCTGTCCTTCTAAACCTGCCTGTTGTTGCTGACCAGCGGCCAATGCACCGGCCTGAGCTCCGAACTGCTGTCCAGCCATCGAAGCATCTACGCCACGTTGTTGCTGTTGTCCTGCTGCCTGTGCAGACAATCCAGCAAGTCGTGACTGTTGTGTCTGGCCTTCGAGAGCTGCTTGACCACGTTCCTGAGCAGCGAGTCCTGCCTGCCCAAGTCCGGTCGCAGCACCAAGCTCTTGCCCACGCATCTGTGTTGTTGCACCAACGCCAGCCATTCCAGCCTGCTGTTGAGCACCAGCTCTTGCACCAGCGAGACTCGATTGTGCTCCTAATCCTTGAGCAGCCATCTGCTGTTGAGCGGCTAAACCTTGACCAGTCATTCCAGCCGCAGCTCCAGCACCTTGGCCTAACAAGCCCATTTGTGCTTGAGTGCCCTGTTGAACTGCACCAAGTTGTCCAGCAAGTGCTTGTCGCCCAACAGCCTGTTCAGCAGCGGAGATGCCTTGTTGTCCTTGTGCTTGCTGAGCTAACCCAGCGAGGCCTGTCTGGAGTCCAGCTTGTTCACCTCTTCCAGCAGCTCGTTCTCTTGCTCCGATTCCAGCCTGACCTAATCCGATGTCAGACTGTACACCAGCTCCACGCAGGTTTTGCTGTGCAGCAAGTTGCTGACCAGTCATCTGAGCACCAGCTGATAAACCAGAGGCTTGCATTGCATCTTGGGCTGACATTCCCTGCGAAGTGAATCGCTCGTATGCTCCTGCCTTCTGCTGACGAACCTGTGAATCGACTTGCCCGATAGCTTCTTGGCGATTGCGTTCGATGTCCGATCTTGCTCTGTCTATTTGGCCACGGATCGTCGTGCTATCTAAACCACGGGACACAAGACTTTGTTCCATCTGGCCAACAGTTCGTTCAATCTGTTCGTCGAACTGCCGGTTGATGCGATCCATGGATGACTGACCCATTTGGTCGTACATATTAAGACCTTGCTGAGTTCTGGCATCATAGCGTCCAGCACGTTCAGCTTGTGCGCCCTGAAATCCACCAGTTACATCAGCACGTCCAGCACTAAAGTCTCCGCCGGTTTGATCAATTGCTTCTTGAATTCCCTGAGCTGTTTCACCACGGAGAGCGTCAAAGCGTCCACCGATATCCTGACCAGTAGCAGCTGCTTGGCCTGTGGCTTGTTGACCTAGTTCCGAGTAGCCCTGTCCGAGCTGACCTAATCGACCTTCAGCTCTGGCTGACAAGTCCTGAAGTGTCTGTTGGCCGAGTTGACCAGCACGTTGTTCTGCACCTGCGGAGATTCCCTGAGCTGCCTGTCGTGCTTGCCCAAACTCTCCACGCACATCTTCACGACCACCTGCGAATCGTTGGCCTGCATCAGACACACCAGCAGCGGTGTCTTGGCCGATATCTTGTCGTGCCTGACCAAAGCGATCTCCGGCAGCAGCTTCCTGTCCGGCGAAGTCCTGTCCAACTTCACCTCTAGCGGCAGCTCGTCTTGCAGCATCTGCTTGCCCGAGTCCTTCGAAGCCCTGTTGAATCTGGCCACGACCTTCACGGTTGGTTTGGGCGGTATCTTCCGTTGCCTGCTGAAACCTGTTTTGCAAATCCTGAAGACTTTGTTCACCACGACCTGTCACACCTTCACGAGCAGCTTGTCCCATTTCACCAAGCTGACCAGAAACCTGTTCACCACGACCCTCAGCTCGTTGTCTGGCTGCATCACCTAACTCACCAACACGTCCTTCAGCCTGTTGTGCAAGTTGACCCAGACGAGATTCATCAGCTTTGTATCGATCAGACACATCACCGACTCGACCTTCGCCACCAGAAAGAACGTCTTTGATCGTGCCGTCAGCGACACCCTTCATGTTGCTTAGCACATCGCCACTCATGTTAGCCATGTTTTCGGCTAGGTCAGAGTGCTTTGAATTCAGTGTGTCTAGATCGCCCTTCTGCTCATCAGTGAGACGGTCATACAGAGAGAGTATCTGCCCGTAACGAGCTTCGTTGGCAGCGTTTCCTGCTTGACGAGCGTCTTCAAATAAACCCATCACACGTTCAATCAACGACTGAGCGAATGGTGTTTTCTGTTCTTCCGATTCGTTGTTTTTACCACCACCTCGTGACGGATTCTTTTGATTCGGTCCGGTAGCCATTAGCGGCCTCGCATGATTTTAAGTTGACTGATTGGGTTAGAAGGATCACCGATCATCTTCTGTTCCATCTGTGGGTTGATGGCTTGGAAAGGATTCAACTGTGCTTTAGTTTTGCGTTGCATTCTCTGACCCTGCGTGGTCATCGAGTTGTCAACATTCATTGTGTTTTTGCTTTGGTTGAATTGGTTAGTTCGGTTTGTTGTGTTGTAGGTTCGTGACGAGTTGTAGGTGTTGCTCACAGGTGGCATCGGCTGTGGTGGAGCAGGTGCTGGCACTCCGAAGCCACCGCCTGGATTAGATGGAAGACCACCAGTATCTATGCTTGTACCGCCTCCACCTTGTGTGCCAGGCATTCCAGGCGACACAGGGTTAATAGGATTAGGCTGCTGTGGCATACCGAATCCACCGGCAGGTGCATAACCTCCCGAGTTTCCAGCAGGTGCTTGATGTTTGCCCGATACTTGGCCTGGATAACCTCGTGGATTAATCCTTGGCCCCCTATATGTTGAACTCATATCATTAACTCATCTGAGTAAGGCTCTCTTCGTACCAGTTTCCGTTGTAGGCAACGCACAACTTTGCAGTTGAGCCTCCACCAAACAACAACACGATCTCACCGTCAGCCGGACTTACATTCAAATCCGTTGAATCTGTTTCATCACTTGTCACAACGGGTATTGCTACCGCACCGTTGACCGTGATTTGTGCAGCGTCAGTAAGAGCCAGACGTGCATTTGCTCGTCTTGCTCTTGGTGGGAACTTTGGCCCACGATTCAATCCACCGATTAATCCACTCATTACCATTGCCTCGCAACTGGGCCGTCGAAGCTGTTGAGTTCTACTCCAAGAAACTCGTAGCTCCATGACTGGCTGTTTGTGTTGTTCTGTAACTTGATAAACATGTCGTGGCCAACAGCTCTTCGTCTCTCGCTTTTATTGCGACCAGCAGACACAGTAGCAGCCAGCTGAGAAGTGCTAGAAGCAGCAGCAGCTTCGGCTGTTTCTCCGGTGTAAACATTAAGTGCGACATCGTTCGATCCTGTACCTAGTGCCGCCTTAATTTCAGTGAGCATGATCTTCGGGCGGTTCTGTAAGTTGATTGGCCCAAGTTTGACGTATGAATCAATTGCTGTTGAATCATCCGTCGTGCTTGGCGTGTCATAGTCGAAGCGACGAACGTATCCGTCCTGACCACCCATTAACACAGTCCTGTCGGCAGCAGCATCGCCATCAAAGGTGTGAACACTGATAGGATTGTGGTCATTGTTTCCGAACTTATCTGGCCACCAACTCTGATTACGAGTGTCGTAGTAGTAGTTGGTAGTAGCTCCACCACCGAGAGGAGTGAGGAACACGTAGAATCCTCGTTCTCTATCAGACCACACCATGCGAACCAGAGTGGTGTTGGCGTTGTAGGTGTTCATCCGTTCCTGAATGGCGTTCTCGGTGATGTTCTGTGGAGGAGAACCAGGCTGCATCTGATACACACCACCACGAGAGCCGAAGAAGTAAACGATACCTTCTGGGCTTTTACAGTAGGGTCTGCCGAATGGAGCACCGATTGTGTCTGAGATAAGGTCAAGACGACCACCTTCAGCCGGATCACCAGTCATCTGATAGATCGTATGGTCGCCAAAGAACAACAGGATGTCGTCGTTGTAAGGACACATTGCATTGACGATGTCTGGGCTTTTGCCCGCATCAGCATTGTTTCCAGCGACAGCCATGGTCGCAGTAGGCGTTGACGGACTGTAGTTCCAGTTCCTAGCATCACCCACAGCACTCATGTACCAGTTGTGCGGATCAGTGCTAACACCACTGCAAACAATGCGACCACGCCACGTCTCAATCAGACGAGGTTCGTTACTGCTATCAATCGGCAGAGAACCTGAAGAAGCTGACCATGTGGCGACTGTGTTTGTTGAAGCTGTCCACTGTTTTGTGGAAGCACCATCAGCAAAGTAAACCACACCGAACAGCTCAGCCGAAAAGATGGCAGGCACAGACGACGACAAAGCACCACTGCCGTTAGTGGCAGTAGTGAATCCCGAAGTCGTTACCTTAGCCACAGTACCATTGGTCACAGCGTAAGTCGTAACGGTTCTAGCCCCAACCTCTGCTTGAGAACCAGGTGTGTCACGAGCTACTACCTGACTAATGTCTTGAACTTTTCCGTCAGCTGTCCGAGCACTTGAGTACTTAGTCAGTCCAGCTCTTTGCCCACCACGAGAGCGGCCAGTGCCTGGATCATAAGCACGAACATTCTGACAATCGACGGTCGTACCGTCAGGCTGTGTTTCATAGCCAGTCGATTCGACAAGTCCTTTCACCGGCCAAGGCATATCAAACCTTGTCAGGAGTCTCGCCATTAGCTCAATGTACCGCCATTGTTAGCGAACACATTCCAAATTAAGTCGCTACCTAATTTGGTGCTAATAAGAGTAACGGTGTCACCAGCGTCAGCGCAAGTCATCTTGACGGTTTGCGTACCATCAATCGAACCAATTTTAGTTGCTGCACCAGTGCTGTCACTTGTCGCACCCGTAATTTCAAGGTTGTTTGTATCCTTGGCTTGTAGATTGACGGTGACAACAAT